CAATATCTATTCGACCGGACGTTGGAAATGCAGCAGTTGAATCTACAGTAATTGTTGTAGCTGAGTTGTTAAGATTTCCATCTAATAATGTTGTAACTGAAGTTGGAATAGTTCCACCCCAATATCCCGTACCATAACCATAAGCAGGGGTTTGAAAATTAGGTCCGATAATAACATAAGGAGTTGTAGTAATGGTTCCTCCAGCTGTTACACCGGTGCCTGTTTCAGCAGTTGCCATAGTAACTGTAAAGGTTCCTGATGTTGGAACTGTTTTAACTTCAAAAGTATTTGTTGTAAAACTTGCAGAGGTATATCCTGTTGTAGGTGAACCTGGAGTTGTGACAGATGTAAATATAATATAATCACCGACCTCTAAACCATGACCTGCCTTATTAATAGTAACCGTTGTTGAACTTGTTGTAGATGTATAGGTACATGAAGTTAAAGCCGTGCCAAGAGGTGTAATATCAAAGAATTGACCCTGATAATAAATAACTAATAATTTTGAAGTACCAATAGCTGCATATTTTTTACCATCTAATGCAGTCCAAGTAAGCTGGTCGCGCGCGACGCCCGCGAGAGTCTTATTAACTAATTCTTGCCAACCACCTATTTTCTGTGGTTCTCCATACCTAAATCTAACATTATCACCATCAATCCATTGCCCTTCGGCTCCGGTTGCAGTTTGTTGTTTATTAAATCCTGGCTTAAATTGTATCTTCTGTAAAGGCATAAGCCTTCCTTATATAGGTTTTATTAGTAAATGCACTATTTTTTTATAAAATAAGTTTTGTAAGTGCTTTTACATTACCTATTTCTCCAGATAAAAACACATTAAAAGCTAAACTTATCCTAGTATTATTTCCTTTTTTAATTTCAACACTATGTGTCAAATAAGATGGAAATAAAATTATATCTTTTGACTCAATAGCAAACCACCATGTTTCAGAATTATATAGATTATATTCTTTTGGTTCTAATTCAATTTGTTGATATTTATTTTTATAAAATTTAATTTTATCATGTTTTTTATCCGCATCAATATATAACACACCCGATACTATACTATTAGAATGATGGTGTTGATGATGAAATTCATTCTCCTTAGTATAATTTAACCAAGATTGAGTTATATAAGGATTTATTTTATTTTTTGAACATATAATTTTATTAAAATAATTATTAATATGTTTTAATAATTGTTCCTTAATATTAGAAAATATTTTATGTTCTAATATATGGCTATCTTTACTTGTTGAATTTCCTTTATTTGAATAAACATTTAACCTGTGTTTTTTTATAAAATTTAATTCTTTTACGGTTAAATTTCTATCTAATTTAGTTAGATAAATAGGAGTTGGAAATATAGATGTTATTATTCCATTCATTTAATTGACTTATAACATATAAAGATATATTAGTAAATATGAAATATGAAATACAAAGAATACAAACTACCTTTTAATAGTTTTATTGCAGGTTGGCATATACCTAAAAAACAATGTGACAATATTTTAAATTATTATACAAATAATAAACATTTACATTACCAAGGTACGGTAGGAAGAGTAGAAGTAAAAAAAGATGTAAAAGATTCTATTGATTTAACTATTGGCCCAGATAGATTTGATCATCCATTTAAAAATTATAGAGACACTTTACAAGACTTAATCTCTTTGTATCAAGAAAAATATATCTTTGTTAAAGATTATTTTAAATTTAATATAAGACAACCCTATAATATTCAACACTATCCACCAGGCGGAGGATTTAAAACATGGCATTTTGAAAATGGAGGGTACAAAGAAATAATTAGAAGAAATCTTGTATTTATGACTTATTTAAATGATGTAGAAGATGGAGGAACTGAATTTTATTATCAAAAACTTACTACTCCGGCTGTAAAAGGACTAACTCTTATTTGGCCAACTAGTTTTATTCACACACACAGAGGAATTATAACTAATAAAGAAGATAAATATATTATAACAGGTTGGTTTGAAACATTGGATATTTAATGAAAGAAACAATAAATTTATTTCAACAGCTCATTTTTAAAACTAAATTAAATTATGATTTAAATAAATTAAAAAAATTTTCTTTAAACCTAGAAAAAAAACAGAAAGGTAGAAAATTAAGTAATGTAGGAGGTTTTCAATCTAACAACCTTGATTTAAATACTAAAGAATTAAAAAATTTAATTAAAGATTTTATTTTTTTATCCAATGAAGCTGGTAAATTTTTTAAAATAAAAAATACATTACAGATAAAAAATTTATGGATAAATATAAATAGATATAAAGATTTCAATTCCTTACACAATCATCCTTTTTCTATTTTTTCAGGTGCTTTTTATATAAAAACACCTAATAACTGTGGAAACATTGTTTTTAAAAGTGAATATGAAATAGAAAATTTTTTAACAAAAGATATAATTTCTGAAGAAAACATATATAATTCATCTTCTTGGTTTTTACCAGTGGAAGAAAATATATTATATATTTTTCCATCATGGTTAAAACATTACGTAGAACCAAATTTATCAAAAGAAGATAGAATATCTATATCTTTTAATATTAATTTATAAATTAAAATTTTTAAAATCTTTAGTAAACCAAGAAGCAATAGTTCCTCTAATACCTTCTTTTATTTCTTTTACACCGTGTTTTACATTACTTTTAAATACAACTAATTTTCCTAGTTCTGGTTTAATTATTTTATTTTTAATAAAAGTTTGACCACCTTTAAACTCATTATTTAAATATATTAAAGATGTAAAATGTCTAGGGCTTAGTTTTTCTTTTATTTCAATATTATTTCCTTCTCCATTATCTACATGTTCTTCCATACTCTTACCTTTATTCCAAACAACTAAATCGGTGTAATGAGGATAAACTTCACATTTATATTTATGACTTATAATAATAGATGTTTTAAAAACATATTTTAATATTAAATTTTTAATAAATTCATTTTTAATAGAAGAATAAAATAAATTATTATTTTCTAACCAAGGTCTAGTGTTATCTTTTTTATATGTGTTACTTGTATGATCTTTTAAATATTGCCATATTTGTTGACAATCATTTGAATTTACAAATCTAGATATTTGTAAAATCATTTTCTTTGAATTAATATCCTAAGATCACCTTTTAACTCACCTATCTTTTTAGCATATCTATCATTAACTTCTATTAAAGTATCAATATAAGTTTGCATAGTTTGAATTTGTCTTTGTAAGTCTTGATTCATTCCTTTTTCCCCTGCTAAAACTAATTTTACTGTCGTAAGTTCTTGTGTTAAAAAATCGCGTTCTTCTTCTAAATTTTTTAATATTGAATCTGTCATCTTACAAATACTTGTATTGTTTCTCTTCTAAATTTAGGTTGATTAGAAATCATAGAAACAGCATGTTCATTTAATATATCTTTTTTATTTTTTCTACTATTTAATAACATCATTTTATATTCTGGTTCTATTGCTCTAATTCTATTATCATAATCTTTATATAAAAACAAACCACCATCATTTTTATCATAATTTTTGGATAAATAAATAGTGCTTCCCATTAAAGATCCATTATCATCATGCCATGGTAAATAACTACATGGAGACCATATTGTAATATTAATTAACCATTTTCCTTTATTTTTAAATTGTGGAAATTTTTTAATATATATTTTTTTAATAGTTTCATTTATTTCATCTGATAATAATAAAGTAATAATAGGCATGCTAGATAATGTTAAATTAAACGGCCATGAAATATTACTTATTGCCCAAACATTATTTTTCATTTTTATTTGAACATCTCTTTCAATTAAATTTATTAAAGCATCGTCTATAAAATTTTTATGTATTTCTATCATATTAATTATTAAAAAAATGAGTTATGGTATATCTTCCATCTCCAAATTTGTAAGGTTTTTTCATTTTTATAGTTGTGACTTCATGTAAAAGAAACCCCGGAATAACAACTAGTCTATTATTCATACATTTTATTTTTATATTAAGATCTTCTAATATTAAATCACCTCCTGTAAATTTTTTAGGTTCTTTAAAAATCCAAACTAAACAAGTAAATTTTGCTTCATCAAAATGTGGTTTATAATATTGACTTTCTTCATAATAAGAAATCAAAGTTGTATCCCTAGTGGTCTGTCCAAAAGCTCTAAATATAGGACTGGTGTTTTTTAATTGTTCATGAAAATTTGGGTTTCTAAATTTATCAACGGATTTTAAAATTGAAGATAGTCTAGTTCCTTGTGGTGAATAATATTGACTTGGATATAGTCTAAATGCATTAGATAAATCTTCTCCATTTACATGAGCTACATTATTTCCTTCTGCTTTTTCTATTTTTTCTTCTGAAGTATAAAAGTCTAACTCTTGCATTATTTTTTGTTTTTCTTCTTTTGCATACCAATTATCTATTATTAAAGGCTGTATTTTCATATTTATTTATTTTGGAACCAAGCAGGTAAACCTAAATGAGGTCGTTTATCAAATTTATTTTTTAAAGCATCTTTTGTACTAATATTATTATAATGCAAAAAAACTTGAGCACAAAATTCTCCTTCAAATGGTTCTCTCCAATGTTCATAAATCATGCCTGGATAAACTAACATGTCCCCTTGCTCTAATATTATTTTAATCCCTTCTTTGTTTCCTGGTATATATCCTTGTCCTTTATCTTCTCCAGACATAGAAGGATCAACAAATATAGGCCATACATCTCCCCCTAAATTTAATGTAGTAGATATTTCACAACTAAATCTATCTTTATGTCTCTCAAGAGTATCTCCTTTTTTATATAACCTTGCGTAAGAATAATTTTCAATTAATTTTAATTTAGTTGTTTTTTCCATCTTTTTTTTAAGTATTTTTAATAAAATTTCCAAAGCAGTAGCTGAGTAAATTGAAAAAGTATTAGGTACTTGCGAATCTAAAAAGAATCCAAAATCACTATTAAATTCTGATATATATTTATAATTTTTAAATGTTATTAATATTTCTTTTTTTAATTTTAAATATTCAGTTAAAAAATCAGCCATTTCTTTAGAAATAGCTTTTTTAATTACAAAATGTTTTTCTAATAATTTAGACATTAAAATATTTATTAGGCAAAGCTTGCAAGTTAAAATGTATAAATTTAAAAGGTTCAATACCAGGATCTACTACATATTGATGAGGTAAATAGGAATTAAAAAATATAAATGTACCTGGCTTTGGAAATATTCTAGCACTAGATATAGCTAAATTGTTTTCTTCTGCATTTTTAACAGGTAATTTTGACATCATAGCAGCTGGTCTTGGATCATGAAAAATTGGAAAAGAAGTTTTTTCAGAACATTTTAAAAAATAAAAACCGGATATATGATTATTATAATGTATATGAGTATCATGGTGTCCACCACCATTTAATGAAAACTCTTGCACCCACATTTCTGTAAAATCAACTCTATGATTAGTTAAATCAAAACCCTGTTTACTTAAAATATCAACAGAAATGTTTCCAATAAAATTACATAACTCTTTAAAATTTTTATCATTATACATGTTTTCAGAACTATGTGCTAATCCAAAGTCTTTTATTTTTTTATTAAAAAGTTTTTCTCTATCTTTAACTAATTTTTCATTATTTTTTTTTGCAGTCTTTAAATAAGTCTCACATAAATTATCAATATTTTGTAAAAATTTTTTTTCTTCAAATACATAGATAGGACTTGAAAACATGTGATGTTCTTTTATTTGAAGTTTATTTATCATATTAAATAAATGGATATCCTAAATGCCATATAACAAGAGAATATCTAGTTCCTTTCGTTACTGGTTTAACCCTATGCCATACAAAAGAAGGAAAAGTAACAACCGTTCCTTTTTTTTGTAACTCCTTACAATGAATTATTCTACTAGATCCATCTAAAGTATCCCTTGCATCAAACAAAACTTCTCCTCCTTTATATTCAGAAGAATCATTTAAAGAGATAATTGTTGATAATTTTCTTATTTTACCATGTTGAGGATTTCCTGGACTATTGTATGGCTCATTTAGAGAATCAATATGCCAAGTATAATATTGTTTTTTAGAGTATTTTCCAAATTGAGCACTTTCATTCCAATCCCATTGAAAATTCCATCCAGCTTTACTATTTGCAGCATTAACAATTGGGTTTGTTACTTGAAATATCCAAGGGTCATTAACAAATACAGCGCTTGTATCTCTTACTTTTTCTTTTAATTTTTTTAGTAATTTTTTAGTAATTTTTTTGTCTTCAATATCTGAAGTAATAGCCGTATTAAATTTTTTATCTTTCACAAGATAAAATAAATCATCTATAAAATTAACAGGTAATACATCTTGGTGCCACCAATAAATATTTTTTAAAAACATAATTATATCTTTTTATAGAATATAATGTTTTTAAATTAAAATGTCAATTATTCCCAAGAAGAAGTATTGTTATTCCAAAATTTATCACCAAATTTTGATTTCCAAACTTGATTAGTTTCATCCCACTGAAAATAATAACTATTAAATTCAACAGGTTCTCTTATATAACCTATATTATTTATATCATCTTCCGGTAGTCTAGTTGGTCTTGTTTTTGGACAAATCCATTCCCCCGTTATTGTATTTAATGTCCAAGATAAATAAGGTTGAGGTTCTCTAAATATATCATATTGAGAATCATATATCATTCCAACTCCTGCAAAATTTCCTCTAAATTTACGATTATAAGAAGTTTGTTTATATTTATTTCCTGTTTTAAGAAAATTTTCGCAAAATTTTTCACCGTCAATATGTTTGTCATTTTCACCTAAAGGTCCACTAGATGTAGGAGTATCATTTGATATTACTACTACTCGTATAACTTTATTTAAAATATCTAATTCAGCAAAATGTGCCATATTATGGTCCTAATGTAGCTGTCCCAGAAGCATTAAATGTTGCATAAGTACAACTTCCTGTAGTTTGAGTAGTAACACCAGGAGAAAAACTTAATCTTGGAGCATTTGCTGTTGGATATCTTAAAATAACTCTGCCTGATCCACCAGAAGGAGCATTAGAATATCCACCACCTCCTCCTCCACCTAGTCCGGCTGTTCCAGAAGTAGAATTACACCCTTGTTGAGGATGTCTTCCACCTGTTCCTCCACCACCAGATCCACCAGATCCACCACAATAATTTGGCCAATAGCAAGATCCTCCGCCACCACCAGAATATGTTTCTGGAGACCCTGTAATATTAGAAGCAGTACCATTTCCACCTGGTCCACCATTTCCTAATCCATTAAAAGGTGGGTTACTTGGTTGAGGTATAGCTTGACCATCAGTACCATTTTGACCAGAAGCACCTCCGCCTCCACCGCCACCACCAGCGATATATATTGTTTGTCCACCATTAGCTCCTTGAGGAGGAGATACTGGAGGAGTATTTCCTTGACCTACTGGTTGTGGTTGACTTGGACCAGCAGCATTACCACCACCACCCGATCCACCATCTCTTGATTTTTGTGATGTTCCAGGTGAATCAGCTCCACCAGCTCCACCACCTGCAGAAGTTATTGTTGAATATTTTGATACTACTGAACTTGGACCACCACTACCTATATTAGCACTTCCTCCAGTTCCTCCAGCACCAACTGTTATTGAATTACATTTTGATAATTGAATTTTTGTACCCCCTGGAAAAGAAGTTCTCATTCCGCCTCCACCATTTCCTGGGAAATCATTACTTGCTCCTCCTCCAGCAACTATTAAATAGTCAACTTCTAAAGGTGTAGGTTCTCCACCTAATCCAAACCCGAATCCTTTTGATGATCCAGCTCCACGTGTCGAGTTTAAAGGCATTCTTTCTTCTCCTTATTTAAATTGCGTTAATGCTGCTAATACCGTGTAAGTTGATGCCGCTGTTTTAAGAGCTGTATAAGTGTAGACATCGTTAGATGAAGTATTTCCACCTGTTGGAGCAGATCCACCTTGATAAACAACTGTAACGTTTGTTGTTGTTCCATCAACCTGTACTACGTTGTTATAAAATGTTGTGTTGCCTTGTTTTGTAATTAACGCAACAGTTACAGATTCCCCTGTATTTAAAACTGCATTTAATGCATTAGATGCATCACCTCTTAAATTAACTGTAAAGTTTGCACCTAAGTCAACGTTTTGAAAATAAACAGCTTGTGTAAGTACGTCATATGTAAATGTTGTTATAAAAGTTGTAGATATTGTTGCACCTTCAAATACACCAAATATTTTAGTTTCTCCATTTGCTGTAATTCTTCCAGTTCCTTTTGGTGTTAAAGTTATACCAACATTAGTGTCA